CCTCGTTTTTCCCCCTTCTTGCGTCCACAAGGCTTGCCCGTTTTAACATCGACCCAGTCCTCTTTGAACCAACGCTTGAGAGCCGCACCTTTTTTTGTTTTACGAACAGCCATCAGAAAGTTCTTGTTTCTTTGCGTCTGTTTTCTGCAACCTCGCCACAGCCAAAGGCAATAAACCCTCCCTCACGAAGTTTCTTTTTAACCTTGCGTTTGCGTTTCTTAGAAGATTCTCCCCAATTTGACGCGCCCACCTTTCGACATTTTGCTATTGCTCCCGAGGCGTAGGCGCTTGGGAACACCTTGTACCTGGCTTTGACTTTCTTGTAACAAGCGTCTTTGGGCATTAGTTTGTCTCCTTGTTGGAGGCGTGGATATTTGTTTCGACATCTGTGATCGAGATAGAGTCATACTTCGCCTTCCGTATTAAAAAGTCTTGCCACATAGGTTTTATCATAGCGTGGTTTTCTTCAACCTTGTATGTCACCAAGGATAGATTGGCATTCATCTGGTAAAGCTGTAACGCCCCCCAGCTAACTAAACCAAGTACAATAAAAGAAACTGTTTGATGTATGTCCAATCTCATTGCATCACCATTTACTACAGGACCAGTAACGAGCGGAAAGCTTGTCCAGTTTCTTTGTATCGCACCCATGCCTCGCACGAAATGACTTACGGCGTTTTGGGTTGGACTTCTTAATAGTCATATTGGCATCGCCAAAACGAACTATCTTTTCTTTACCCTTGGCACACGCTTTTACAACAAACTTTTTGCCCCCAGACTTTTGTCTTTTGGGGCTGTTGCACTTCATTTTGGACTTGTCGATCTTAGCCATTGTACGCCGTCCTAGTTTTAAGCGTGGTAGAACATCATTAGGTCCATAGTTCCTACGATAAAGGTAACATACGCGCCGTCTTTAAACAAAATGCCTTCATCAGGAAACCCACGGGCACCGTCTGATTGACTATCTGTACCAATCGAGCGAAACTGTATGAGCTCTGTACCCGTGGCACCTCCGTCTCTAAGGTTAGCTTTGCCTGCTGATCCACCGGATACAAAAGAAAATCCTTGTAATCGAGTGCGCCCTGCAAAAATAACACCTAAAGCATTGTTGTTAATTCCAGCAGATACGTTTCCTGCTGGGTTGCCAACTGCGGTTATGCTTGTAATTGTTTTAAAATAACCTGAACTTGTCGCTGTTCCACTGTTAGCACCAGTTACCGATTCAGTTAAAGCTGCACCATTTACATCAGTACCAACAACAGTAAATGATTTTGAAGAATCATCTCCCGCAGACAAAATTGTTACTTGTCTACCTGAAGCGTTAGTTACACTTCCACCATCAGCTAAGGCACCGCCAATTGTTAAAGCCGCGTTGTTGCCAACAGCGGCGGCAGTGGAAATACCGTCTGCATCCAAAGCCACCTCATCGCTGATGATGACTGGGGTTACGTCTGAGCCTGCCATATTAATCTCCTATAAAATATAGGTGGGGAGTTAACCCCACCAAATTAATAATTACGCAATCTGGACGTACTCAATGATGAATGTGAACGATCCTGCTGTTGTAGCATCAACGGTATTTGTAATGTTGCAGTAAATAGTTCTTTCGGTGTCTGTATACTGAACAGAGGCTGGCGCTGTTGTGCCATCCTGTGTCTGAAGAACTAATGCAGTTACCGTTACGTTATGCTCAACAACAGTTGTACCGCCGTCTAAAATCTCATCAGTCTGAGCCGCAACAATCTGCGCACCAGAGGAAGACGTGCCAACTTCGTAACCAATATCACCTTCTCCGATAACAGGAGATGTGTCACAAAATATTTTAATGTCAGTGATAATTGTGTTTGCGGGCTGTGTAAACTCACCAATTGTAGGGCTATCACCCGCAGTTGTGTTTACCGTAACGCCAGTAGCGAAACCAACATGCTTCACATACTTGTTAGTGACAATGCCTGTTGAAGCTGTGCTTGCTACAGTTGTAACTGCACCTGTGGTGGCATTTGTAGAAATTACTTGAAAGCCGTTTTGCGAACGTACTGGTCCGCTAAATGTAGAATTACCCATGAGAATCTCCTGTCAGGGTTAAGTCAGTTGCCCAATGCAACTGTCAGGGATACTAAAACAATATATCATATTTAAACAAAAAGAAAGAGGCGATCCGAAGACCGCCTCCAACTTAAATAGATTCTTCCGATAGGGTGGCTAAAGGTTGAATCTAGGTAACTTATGCGCCTGGTGAACCAAACACACAACGTGGGTCGCTAAAGCCAAAGCTATAACGCTCACGAGCTTTAAAGCGCATGTTTCCTGTGTCGAAGTCAGCTTCCATGTTAGTGGAAAGCGGAGTCCGCTCAAAGTGAACAAAACCACGAGGCGCATCAGTTTTGATAAAGAACGCATCTGGATCAGTAAGGAAGTCATTGACGGCATAGCCTTCAGGTAACATCCCCATTGAACGCATTGCGTTAGTATCGTTGTCTGATGTGCCAGGGCGAAGGTTAGAAACCATCAAACGCTCTGCAACGAATTGCAGTTGACGAGGGATCATCAACTTCATGCCACGAAGAGCAACCTTTAGACCACGCTCATCAACAAAACCAGCGATGTTAATCAAAGCATCTTCAAGAGATGTTTCGTTTAAATCAGCAGCAGTTGATGGTTCGTTAGCCAAAGTTCCACCGTTTGTAAGCGGGTGTGAAAGGTCACAAAGTGCAACCCCGTCTCCGCCAGCAGAAGCACCCGCAGTGAACGCATTGTTCAATACAGCGGCAGCTTTAACCTGCTTAGAGTGGGCCATTGAACGTGCGAGGGCGCGTGTGTAACGACTGCCGAGGCGGTCATACAAGTTGTCCTCGATTGCTTCCTCAGTAATTGAGAATGCAAGCGCAACGGTTTCGTGGTTGTAACGAGCTGTGTAAGCTTCGTTAGCATCGTCAAAATTAACGGCTGAACCTTCTGACTTAGTAGGAGCCGCACCAAATCCGGATAACATGACCTCTTCTTCAAATGCACGATCTGAAGATTCTGTTGTGTATATTTCCGCATGTTGGTTTTCGTAACGATCATACTCCATTCCAAACAAAGCGTTCAGGCCGGGTTCTAGCTCTTTCGCTAGTTGTGCGCGAGAAATAGCCATAATCTATACCCTCCTTATACGCCGGTCGTAGAAACAGTTGCCGCTGCAATGGAACCAGTAGGCGCATTGAAGTGGTTGTTTATACGAACGATTAGTGGAATACCAGCAGCAGTGAAATCAGAATTGTCTGGATCATCTTGGATGCCCATAATTCTTAATGCCAATGTGTTGGTGGTTGCGACTGTATTCAAATCCGCTGAAGCAGAAGAAATACCAGTAGTTGTAGAACCACTGTTACCCGTAGCAAAAGCAATGTTTGCGAATACAGATGTACGAACTTCCGCTTCAGTGTTCTGTCCTGCAACAACATTAGATGTTGCAATCGTAAACAATTGATTTGGGTCGTCGTACAGAAAAGCTTTGACCGGATAATTAGAATCCGCGCCAGAACCAGGCCAGTAGTTAGAGTAGATAGTTTCACCAGTAGTAGATGAGACATACTCACAACCGCCAAACACACCCACGATAGAGACGTTACCACCAGCCGCAGCTTGTAGATCGTCAATAACGCCCGCAGCTAACGGAATTACCGCCATGCCTTGGAAGATTGGGTTACTGTTGTCGGATGCAATTCGATACTCAGTCATACCGGTAGAATTGGTCGATTGACCAATTTTCCCAATGGGGCGTAGCCCAAAGGATCCGTTAGAATTTGCCATAATAGCACCTCAAAAGTTACTCGGAGTCCCTTCGTGAGCCTCCGAAAGATACACGACTTTGCCTGTTATTACTAATAGGCATCGAAGGATGTTGGTCCTTCATTAGGTCCTGATCAACAGCTACCATTTGTTCGCGGGTCCGGTTCCCGTAATACGCGGATCGTTCTTGGGCGGTTTCTACAGGTATGCGACACAGCATCAGCCCACCTTGTCCGATAACTCCTTCATATCGACCTTCGTCAATAGTGGGAGCTTCATAGTCTGGATACTCGTCCTTACGAACGGGTTCCCATCCTTCGCGCAGCTTGGTGTTGACGTTCATCTTGTCTTCTTCACCACGCATTGCAACTCGAATCCAACGATGCACATAGCCCGCAGGGGCTTCAGGTGCTTCAAGGCGGCTGGGCGGAGCCCATGGTTTACGGCGCGTTTGTGTTTCGCGAGTTTCGCTTTCACGAGATTTTCTGTCAGTCATATCATTACTCCTTCACATATTTTGCATATTCTTCAAGCGGTACGTTCAGACGTTTCGCCATCGCAATTTGTGATGGTGACAGTTTCACCGACCTGCGCCCTGTTTTTGCTGTACTGCGGGTAGCTGAAGCGCCAGCAGGTGCGACCTGTGCTCCGCCCGATTTCTTCGCTTGAAACTTGTGTGGAAATTCCACACGCATCCTGCGATCAACTTCAGTATAGTATTCTTCTGCGCTCGGGTCAATTCCTTCTTCTTCAACCAGTTTGCGATGAATACCAAATGCAGCATAGGTCATTACCTCGTCGCTGCCAAACCATTCATTTTTTTCTGCCCAAGCCTCGGCTTTAGGATCCGGTTTTGGGGCAGGAGCTTGTTGCTGTGCTGCTTGTTGTGGCGCAGGCTGGCCTTGTGCTTGACCCTGCTCGACCTCAACTTGTTCTGAACGCTGCTTTGCTATTCGCAAACGCTCTTGTTCAATAGACATTTTTGACATGGCCTCTTGGGCTTCCATCATTTTGTCTGCATCACCAGCCTCGTAAGCCTCTTTGTACAACCGTTTTGCATTTATAACTTCGCTATCCAAACGTGTACCATATTCGGTTAGATACCCTTTGTCTAAATTTTGCATTCGGTTTTTAAGTTGTTGGTTTTCACCTAAGAGTTGTTGCGCCATCCGAACAGCTTCCTCACGGTCACGTTCTTCTTTGCGATACTTCTCCGTTAGCTTCTTAATCCTGTTCTGGACTTTGGTGCTATAGGTTTCTAACTCATCTTCAGTTGTTTCAGCCTCTGTGGTTTCAACGGGTGCAGGTTCCTCCTCTTTAACCTCCTCCGTAACAACTGGTATCTCAGTTTTAGAGGACTCTTCCTCCTTAACCTCAATTTCAACTTCGACGCCCTCGTCTTCAAGGACTTCTTGCTCTAGTTTTTCTTCAGCCATCTGTTCCTCCTAAACTTGCTTGATGTCATCAGGCTCAAGAATAGTAGCGATAACTTCGTCATCATTAATGATACGAACCTCCCCGCCATCAATTCTAAAACGTGATCCTGAATATCTACCAATGCAAACCCACTGACCTTCCGCGCACCAAGGTGCTGCGTCCTGTCCAAACTTGTCTGGGTCTTTATATGCCAAAGGCCCAAGCTTTAAAACGTAAGCTACAACAGTAGCCACGGCCTCACGAGCTCGAATCTCATCTGGGATATGTAAACCGCCCTGCGTCTTGGATGCACCTTTGTAAGGCATCACCAATAAACGCCAGCCCGTAGGCTGCGGCAGTCGTTCCAAAAGGGGTTTATCTAGTAAAGAAGGATCTAAAACCTTCTCGGTGGCGTCAACATACGCGCTATGTACATCAGACGAGTCAGCCGAAGCCTTCTCTTTGTCTTTGTTCATTTTCTGCGCAACGTGATCAGGAAGATATAAGGTCTTCGACATCGTCTGCGTTTCTCTCCAGCAGGGCTTTTATTTCCTCACGGGCGTAGGCCAGGCCCCGTATCTCACCTACCATGAGTTTGTAATGCTCCCAATCTTTAGCAACATCATTAGCAAGAGCACTTGCAATATCTTGTTCGCGCTCTCGTAGTAGCTTATACATATATGCCGAGAAGTCTACAAGGTCCATTAAAGATTATCCTCCACCTCTTCTTCAGAACTGTCGTTATAAAGATTATCAAAGACCCTGTTTACATCGAGGGTATAGTCTAAATCAGACTTTGAGTAATGAATATGCTGAGAAGGTCTGAAGTCTGGTGCGCCTTCTCCAGTGTTAAACCAAGCAGGATGCGTAACTCTTACTCTGTTGTTTGGTAAAGCAACAATGTTACCAGTATATCGACCGGCATCAAGCAGTTCTAAAACGTGACTTTGCTTGTGTTGTGCAGGATCATCTGCAATCTCGCTATCTGTATAGTCCACAGTAAACAAGTATTTAGCAGGGTAGAACTCACTTTCTACCTTCGCCATCCAAGGACAAGGTGTGGTTCGATCCATCTGATATACAGCATGTGTACGAGACGAGCAGTCCCAAGGTTGTGCCGCATGAACAGGCATAGGCTCGGGCCACTCCTCAAACGGAGTATCCCCTACCAACGCTGTAATGGGCATTCGAGCCCACATTGCTCCGCCGTGGACATTGGGCGTACCCTCGATGTCCGCTTCGCAGCCAGTAAAAATCACCTGAAAACTCAGGCATCTGTTCGGCATGGTGGTGACGCCAATCGCCATCGCATGTAAAAACTCTCCGTGGTACGCAGTATGGTTGTGTGTGTACTCACGCCGCACCCAGCACTTAAAGTGCGGGATGTTACTTTGTAAAAAAGCCATTAATAGGTTATGATAGGTTTTCCTGAAGACCGAGCCGCACCGAAACCTGCACCACCCATAGCTTGTCCCTTGGAATTAACCTTACCACCCATCGCATAACCCTTGGACTTAACTTTACCACCCATCGCCATACCTTTAGCTTTTACTTTGCCGCCCATGGCGTAACCCTTGGACTTAACTTTGCCGCCCATAGCCATGCCTTTGGACTTAACCTTACCGCCCATAGCCATGCCTTTGGATTTTTTGTTCATCATTTCAAAATCTCCTTTGTCAATTTTGTTATTCTTATTTAAATCAAGTTCAGCTTGATCCCCTACAAGACCACCATCTTTGAAGTCTTGCTCGGGAGATCTAAGTTTTCCTTCAGAGTCATAGTAAGCAACACCAGGGGGCCGTCCATAGTTTAATGCTTCAATGACCGCTTTATCAATATCAGACATTTTTTTCTTTGGCCGTCTCTTTGGCCGTAATGATCTTTCAGGGGCACTCATGTCATTTCTCCTATATCATAAGTTCAAAATGTGGGCCGTCAATAAAAGGTCTACGGCTTTGAGTTCTTCTTGTGTCGATGTAACTGTTCATAGCATCTTCCATTGTGCCATCAAAGTAAGCAATATTTGGCACTGTCCATGCAGCACCCCAACGAACAGGAACGTCTACCTCACGGGCTGCTTCAGCCATAGCGTCTGCTATGTCATCATACAAGTTTAATTCCCAAGAGGACCTTGAACCTATATATGCCATCAGATCTACAGCGTGGCCTAGAAGATGTTTTGACTTCATGGTTTTAGATGCACCCTTTGCAACTAATTCCTCTTGTTCTTTGGAAGTTCTCATTCCGCAGATGACGCCAAAGTCTATTTTAGATTTATGAATTGCTGACTTAACTACAGCAACCATGCGCTCATCTACTCCGATTAGTCTGTCAAGACTACGCTTGGATAATTTAAATGTCATTTTGTTTTTCCCTTGTGATACAAAACTCCAAACAGTTTGTATTTAATTTTGTAATATAGGTTTACCAACATTTTCATAACTTAACCTCCAAACAAGCTACAGCAATTCCATTATGAGTTACCATAATCTCTGCACGTTTTCTATTCTTTTCGCATTCAACACTGGTTTCGTATACAGCTAACTGAAAATGATCTACCGGTTGTCCCGATATTAACTGCATCCAGACCAGCACCCACATCAACTGGAGAACTTCTTTTTCAACCACAGAACAATTGCAAACACCACAAGACCATAGACTGTAGCTACGGTAACATCGACTAAATGTTCACGCATGTGATAGATAAACTCGATGCCAGCTTCAACATCACTCCCACCCCCTGTACCAATGTTGATTGTTTTAGTTCCTATTGAGCCTACTGTCTGGCTCATCTCAATGTCGTTCTCCATAAGACTTTATTTTTTTTTCTTGCGGGTCTTAGGTTTGTTTTTAGACCCTTTGGGTCGTCCACGTTTGGTTGGTGCCTTTTTTACAGGCGAAGGTACAACTGCAACAGGTGTTTCTTTCTCTTCTTCAGAATCTCCCATCAAGAGATTCCACCAATAAGCTCGTGAAAACCATTTCATTTTGTTAATCCTTTTGCTTTTTCTACAGTTCTTAGCCCGCCAATTCCGAGCATGCCTCCCAAAACTGTAAGAAGTGTGCCCATATCAAACTCAGGTAAATCAGGTAGATCTACCCCCGAGGCGGTTAAAACGAAGACTAACAGGGGTTGAAGCACGAAGTGATATCCAAACGCAATTGCACATGTCCATCCTACCGCTGGCCTCCATCCTCCCTTGAACAAGCTACCAGAAGCCGCTTCAGCCTTGTTAATCTCTAACTGAGCAAGCAGACTTTGCTGGGCATATTTGTCGCTCATGGTAGCTATTTCGTGAGCCAAGGCCGCTTTCTGGTCTTTGTCCTCGACAAACTTATCTAAGATACCTGAAACGGGACCAATAAGACTAGATATTATACTCATTTCTCTAGCTCCCTATTATCGTAGCTTATAGACGCTTTCTTCTTATCCGCATTTGCAGAGTACGCATTGAAGCCCATGTAAGCAGCAACAACGCCAGAAGCCGCAATAACATATACGCTTGCAATATCTGTGATTAACGATGCAGCCTGATCGAAGCCAAGAACAGAAGCAAAAAGAATGATGAATGGATAGATCAACATGCCAGCTAAAGCAAAACCCGTAAACCTCCGCTCTGCATTACGTTTTAAATCTTGGTCATGTATCTCAAGCCTTCGGTCCTCGAGCGCAAGTAAGTTCCATTCGCTGCGCTCAATGGTTGAGTTATTGTTTAGATCTGCCTTGTCGAACTCTGTCATTCTTTAATCTCCAATCCAACGCCGCTTTCGCCGCAATCTTTTTGTTTGAGGTAATTATGACTATTTTATTGTTTTTGTCTATAACCACCCATTTGTTCTTATATTCTTCAATTACCACTTTCCCTGTTTTGCACCTATAAAATACAAAACTATGCCAAGAATACCTAACCCAATCGCAAGCAATACCGTAACCACTACGGCGTTAATGCAGTTGTCAATAAACTCTTTCTTTTTGTAAACCAGTTCCCTCTGGCGCTTTCTTTGTTCTGCTTCCAAAGTTACAATTTCCTTCCAAGCTGATGGACCATACACAAAACTAACGTATTCACGTAAGTCCTCACGCATTTGAGACATCTTTTTCTTTTGAGTCCAAATCTCTAAAGCCGTAGCCTCAGTATTAGAAAATAACTTGTGATACAGAGAAGGGTTTGCTGCCCGTTTTTCAAGGAAATCCATGTCACTTGAGGCTTTGGCAAACTGTGAAATCGTACCCGCAAAGCTCGAAATCTCCTTGCCTACCTCACACGCTTTCTTGATACCCTTATAGGCCGCTGTTGCGGTTGCAATAGCTGAAACGGGATCGATCATGGCTAAACAAGCCCCTAAAGTTTTTAGTTGTCCCCCGTCTTAATCAACTTTCTTCTCTGTGGCTTGACGCTGAACGTCAATGCGTTCTCGGTTCACGTCACTCCGATCATCCGCAATCTGCTCTTGAAGTTCCAATCGAGCAGCATCTGTGACGGCACGTTGCTCAATCTTCATGCCCTCAAGTTCTAATTTGGCTTGGTCAAGCGCCAGCTTGTGCTCGGCCTCCGCCTCTTTAATCGCAAGTTCCTGCATGCGAATGTCAACCAATGGATCTTTCTCATCAGCCTCACTCTTCGCAGAAAGCATCGGTACAAGTTCTTTAGTTAGTTCAGCTTCAATCTGAGCAACTCGAGCCTCAATCTGCTCTGGAGTAAACTGTTGTGGCGGAGCCTGCTGTTGCATCTGCTGTGCCGCCATCTGTTGGGCACTCGCAGGATTAATCGCACCTGCCTGCACCATAAGCTGTAGCTGTTGGTTCTGCTGTTGCATCGCCGTTTCTTGCTGCATCATGTTCTCTTCGCCCAAAGCTTGGATCTCTGCATCAACCATCTCACGGGCCTTCATGCTAATGTGCTGGAAGATGTGAGAGAACACAGCCGCTAACACAGGTGGCGCAGTCTGTAGAACCGATAGATCCAGTAGAGATAAGTGCGCTTGAATGTGTGCATCATGGTCCTGTTCAGGAGATGCCTGCGGAGTCTGCCCATTGATCATCGAACCATTCTCCACGGCTGGATCTTGAGGCGGTGGAGGTGGAGGTGGCGGAGGCAATATCTCGTCTATGTTTTGCACCTCTAACGCCTGATACATCCTACGATAAGCCGCATGCAGATTGTGCATTTGCGGATTGGACTGGGCCAGTTGAAGTTGAGTCTGGGCCAGTGTTACGCGCTGTGCCATCGAAAAGATGTTCGGATCTGAGACGGGGAGGACGTCGATCCTGGCGTCAAAGTCTTCAACCTTAACTTGCTGCGGTGCACCCATTACTTCGTAAGGATACATCGGTGGTAGGTTTTCGGCGAAGATACGCGCCAGTAACCGGAACTCAGTCTTCTGAGCGTAGTGCAACCGTTTGTGAATCGCAGACATGACCTTCATGCCGCGCTCCAACATAGCAACCGTAGTACCTACAGGAGTCTCTTGCCCCATGTCTGATATAGATTGATCCGCTAATGCAATGAACCTACGCCCATCGTTGACCAATCCACCAAGCATTTGTGCCAATGTACCTGAAGGCTCCTTGTAGGGCAAAGGTACAATAGCGTCCCTGATGCTCCCACCTGGCGCGTCAATGTCTCTCCACTCCCCAGGCTGTAGCGGCTCATCAGAGTTGCGTACACGCACTCCACGGGCCTTAAAGCCAGCGGGGAGGTTCGCGAGGGTTCCAGCGTCGATTAGCTGTCGTAGGAGGCTTGTAGCGGCTCTGCCGAGACCACCAATCATGTGGATCAATCCAAAGCCGTAGAACCCCAGACCTGGAGTAAATTTATAGTGCACAAAGTACGGACGCTTCCGACGAAGCGGATCATCCATGGAATAGTTTCTGCGGATAGAAAGTATCTGTCCCGAGGTGTGGTCAATCGTGACAATGTACGGAAGACGAATGCCAGTAGGCTCCCCCGTTGCCATGTCTATGTCCTCAAACCCCTCGATGTCCAAATCAGCGTGGATCTCAAGAATCGTAAGAACATCCTCGCTGTAGTTCTTCGACAAGCCCTCAAGCTCGTTAACCTTCTGGCGAACAGGATCTTCCTCAATATCGTCCGAACTCTTTAGATCAACATCGCGGTACATGCCCGCAACCTGCATCTTGCGAACCTCGTTCTCGTCCATCCGTAACACATGCGTTACCCGATTGGCCGTAGTAAGATCAGACGCCGAATACGGAACAACCAAGTCCTGTGCCGGTATGAACTTAGATACCGCACGTTGACGAGTCGGATCGTAGTATACCTTCTTGAATGTCGAACCACTCAACGGGAGGTAATACAGAAGTTGATCCATATCTGGATCGTACTCTTCCATAACTTCCGTAATCTGGTAGTTCATAAAATCTTTTACGCGGCCAGCCTGTGCCTCCCGCTCTGGAGTCTTGGCCCCCAGTACACCCGTCTTAACCGGTCCACCTGATGGCAAAAGCTCCTTATACGCCTGCGCTTGGAACTGCGTAACGCTCTCCGCAACCAGCGGATGCGTGATTCCAGATGCACCCTCAAACGGAGTTGTGCGCTCGTCCATCTTAATTCCAAGTAAATCTAAGCCCTTGACATACGCTTCTTCCCACTCGGATCGTGATTCTAGGTCCTCGTCGTAAAGTCCACGCAACTCGGTAGATAACTCCCCAAGGGCCCCATTGTCCAAAAACTCTGCTAGATTAGCATCAAACGGAATCAATTCCTCTTGAGCCATCATCTCTTGTTGCAGATCCATGGGCTGTATCAAAGCTCCACCCATCCCATCATCAATGACCTCGGCTCCCCCAGGAAACTCTATCGGTGCGTCAATTGAAATTTCTACATCAGGGAGACCCATTGTATCATCAAGGTCTAAACCTGGTGCAACCATGTTTGGTGGTAGTGCCATCAGTAATATTCCCTCTTCTTGGGTCGCCAATCATCATCAAGGTCCTCTTCTCCTGCCAGAGAAATAAACCCGCCCCTGCGAAAACGCATCAGTGCTAATGTCATACTATCACAAAAGTCGTCGTTGTCACCATTAGGAAACGAAACTACTTCCTCAATTACATCATCAGCGAAAGACTTGTCTTCCGGTGCCCATACCATACCCGCTTCAAACAACGGTGCAACCATGTGCATTCGCGTTATCTTATCAGTTCCTTTGCCTGGTGAGAAGCCCAATGCTGGAATACCACGAAGCCGCAACTCGTCAATGAGTGGCGTACCTGTCGCTTTTGCCTCAACCAACACCATATCTGGCTCCCAATACTCGTATTCCTCAAAGGCAACCTCCTTTAATTCAGGAAAATTCCACCTTCCGCGCTGGGCATCCAACAAAACAACGTGGTCCGCGCCCCCTTCTTCAGGCTCAAACACCCCCCAAGTCGTAATCGCAGAGTAGTCAGCCGTTTGTTTCTTGGAAAACGCCGTATCATAAGACTGAAGTATGTATTTAAGTGGAGGGATCTTGGGTTTGTCCCACATCTTCCACCAATCGCGCTTGATTATCGCAGATTCCGAGGATGTAGGCTCTTGTTGCCACTGCGCGTTCCACTTACTGGCAGGCAAGGACGC